CAGCTATTAACACCACCATGCCAAGTACATGAATCTAATTTGCCTTTAACAATGCTCTCACAACCCTTACAGGCTTTCTCTCCTTCATTAATGACAATAGGCTTATCAGGACAATCATTTGTATGATAAATAGGCATAAGTGGACTGTCAGGGCGTTTTAAAGACCATGTACCATCAATACCTAGAGTAAAGGGAGCATACTTCTGTTTAATTGCATGACCTTCAGGAAACCTGAGAACCATAAAATTATCAGCATACTTTAACTTAACAATTGCTTGTCTATACAAGTCAACCATTTGCTCCCTAGAGAATGACCTAGCATTACCTTTAGGCTTAGTGACAGGGGAATCACTGAAGCCACTGATTAAGGAGTCATTTGAATGTAATGCTAAGTCATGACCAAACTGTTTTAAAACTGTATTCACATCTTGATTTAGATGTTTTATTAAATCTATTACTCCCCCACCGACTCCTGCTTCGTGATCATAAAATGTACCATCTGTAAGGTTAAGACACATACTCCCCTTGCGACCCCATCTAAATTCCTTAGATGAGGTGCTAGTAGGTTCTCCTAGTAGTTGCTTTGCAACATCAGGAGCTATTCTTTGCCAATCAATATGTTCCATCTAAAAAGGAATATCGTCATCTGATAATTCATTCTTATCGACCATCTCTTGCACTTTTTCTGCAAGACCATCATTAGGACTCTTAAAAGTATCTTCTACTTCCTCGTCTTCTTTGCCATAGTGAGCAGGTATTTCAAAGTTAGCAAATCTAGGTGCAAACTTAGAGAACTCAAAAGTTAGCTCTGACGATCTACCTACTCCAACCTGTATTTCTTTTGAGCCTTTATACTCAACAACAGGTAGTGAATCACTATTTGCATCCATTTGATTCCAAAAGCTACTTAGTATCTTATTGAAAGCACTAGATTCAGCAAAAGTGTATCTACTCCATATTAATGCATGGTCATGTCCATGTGGCATAACGCAACAGCTAAACGCCCTCTTCCAATCATCTGCTGGTTTGTCTTTTGCATTACCAAACTTATCATCCCATACATATTGGTACTCTCCATTATATCTACCCCAACCACTTCTAAATGTTGCAGGGTCTAACTGCAAGTATTTAAAATCAATTGGTGTTTTGCCATTAACAAAAAATTGTTGATCAGCAGTTTTAAAAGCAAGATAAACTTGCTGTCCTTCAGTGGAATTGCTCATTCCTCCTAATATATCCATAATACTCTCCTAGAGTTAATGTATTGTTCTTTCAATACTGTTTAAATAATCAGCTTCAAGTCTAGTGTAATTCCTTTCCTTAAAACTATAATAATCCTCATCATTTGTGATACCAAAGACATCACACGCAACTTGGATTCTTTCATAGGCCTTCCTACAAAACTCTTCAAAATCTTCTTGAAGTAAATAGCTATTTAAGTCCATTTGCTTTTTGTAAGATTTCATCTAAATTTTCACATATTTCTGACAGTGGGCAGAGGTAAGTACATTCCCAATTTGGCGTATCAACTGACGTAACCAAGAACAAGGGAATCACACACATTATTTGCTTCCTATCATATTTATAAATTAGTATAGGAATTAGGTTATCACCAGCACTCTCAACTGCTTGTTTCCACCATTCATTCTTATACATTGATTTTTTAGCACTAGCTTTATATCTTTTACATTCAATTGCGAACTTATCAAAATATATGTCAGCCATGCCTTTTGTTTGATACTGGTCAAGGTTTCTTTTAACCCTAGTATCAATACCTTTAGATTCAAGGACAGTGTTGAGTTTGTTACATATAACTCTCTCAAATGCTGCTCCTTTGTTTCTACTGTTTACCATTAATCTAGCTTATTAAGTATGTAAATTGCAGCTACTACGCTTATTATTGTAGCTATTGCTAACAAGCCAACAAAGCCACCAACAATATATGTAATCCAGTCAAGCATTGAAATCAGTCCTTACAACCCTTCCACTTTGGTATTGTATTTCTCTGTAATGACTACCAGCTCCCTTTTGGAAATAGTAATAAGCAATTTGCTTATCTAACTTTTCAGTCTTTAACTCTTCTCTTCTCTTAGCTACTGCTTTGCTATTTTGACCCATTGCTATCCTTATATGAGCACATGCCTAGTTTTAAAACCATCTGCGAAGCAGACTCAATAGTCATGTTATTTTGTATTGCGAATATCTTGATCTCTTTATGCAAGTCCTCAGATATCCATAGTGCTTTTTTTGTCTTCTCATCCATTCAAACTCTCCTTTTTTATATTAATATTAATTTAAGATTTTTACCACTTCTTTTGTGTTTATATCCGTTTCATGTCCTATAATCTTATTAAGGGCAATTGATAAACTCTCCATAAATCTAAATACTCTCATTATCTATTTGCCCTTACTCAAAAACCAAATCAACAATATTAGGACTGTTATAGATACTTAGAGGCTTGCCTTGTTGATACTCTTTGTACTCTTCTAAATATCTCTCCATTATTGTCCACCCATAATCAATTTGCTCTTTAGTTATTCTAAATACCTTAGAAGCATAAGGATGAACTTTCTCCTGAGCTATAAATACAAAACCATCTACGCTATATCCTGCTGACTCTAAACCCCTTCTATACCATGCCGCCTGCATATCATATCCATACTTTCTAACTGATTTATTAAAGGCATAAGGTTCGCAAGATATAGTGGTCTTGTAATCTACTATAATTATCTTGCTGTCTGAATTAGGTTCACTTAAAGGTGGGCACAATAAATCAGGTCTACACTTACAAAGAATGTCATCTTCATACCAGTAGATACTTGCTTCTGCAACTTTGCCTTTAGCATTTAAGTAGGCATTACCTTCGTAAATCATATTTGCCTTCATGCTTTCTAGCAGTTCTAATTCTGCTTCTTTTAATACTATATAGCCTTGATCTTCATAATCAGCCTTCTCTTCTTTATAGGCTTTTGTATATGGAGAGCCACTAACAACCTTTACTTCTTTATCAAAAGCCTCTCTGCCTTCTACAATCAAAGAGTGTGCTGCTGTTCCAAACTTTAGTGCTGGTGTGCTTTCTTGTTTATGCTCTACAGCATGTAATTGTGACTGACCAAATCTTCTAATATAACTACTGCTTATACCTACACCTGCATGGTAATCCTCATTAGGTATGTCTTTATAGATAAGTGCTTGTCCCTTCTTTTCTGCTGTAAAGTTCTTTAGTGATTCTATCTTCATCTTTGCTCACCCATTAAATATGCAATTTCTGTCAAAGAGTCTCTAACAACATATTCTTCATTTGCTGTTTGCACTTTGTTCTCGCCAGTAAGGTAGTCTTTGTAGTAACCCCTTATTTGCCTTTTAGTTAAGATCAATGGTCTGACCTTGCCAACTTCGTGTAAATGTATATCCATTACATACCCCCTTTTTGTAATAAGTAAATTAACCATAAGCACACTATCATTCCTAGTAGTGCTAGTCTCATCATAAGTTCATGTGTCATATTAACTCCTCTCTAATTAATATAAATATATTAAATCATATTTATATAATAAGCAAGGATTATATTATAGGGTTAAGAACAGGTACGGAGCTAAGGGTATCGAGAGATTCTTGAAGTGAATCTAATTCCATAGTGTCAGTGATAATCTTTTTATCAAAGGTAAAGTAGTTTTGTGAGGATGTATTAGATTTAAACATGATTCTCTTTTGGCCATCAAAGAAGAATACAAAGGCTAGAATATCGCAAGTATAGTTCTTGTAAGTATCAGACATTGATCTTGAGTTCTCAGCAGCAAAGACAAACTTCTTTTCTTTAGTAGCTCTTCTGCTTTTAACTTGAACTGTATATATAGCGTTACCAAACTCTACAATTAAATCTGCTGGATGTTTTTCTTGGGTTGGAAAGCAGAAGTCTGCATATTCCAAAAGGAATGTTTGTACTAAGGATTCACCCAAAGCACCTAGTCTTGAATTAGCCTGATGTTGATCTGATGTTTTTCTTGGCATTTTGACATAAGGCTAACTGTCTTGAATTATAAGCTGCTCTATTAGGTGTTTGTGTTGCATACTTACTTCTAAGTATTTCTTCTGATGCTTCTATCCAACACTCCATTTCCATAAGTGCTCTTGTATGTCTAAAAGCCATCCATCCTGTTATACCCATTTGAAAGGTGCAATCAACACAAACCATTTGTGCAAGTTCAGGGAAACTTCTCCAAACATGCCAGTGCTTGTCTAAGCTCTCTATAACTCTTTTAATATCATTATCAAGTAGATACATAGCTTCATCTTCTGATATGCCATTTGCCTCTAAGTTTCTACCTATGCCAATTGTTAATTTATCTTCAGAGCATTTATAGGGAAAAGTTCGTAAGCCTTCATGCTTAACTAACATTTCTCTTATTTTATCTGTCATGTTACTTTTTAATTTTTTCGTAAGTTCGCAAGCCACTCATTCCTAGCATTGCCATAACGATTGTAGATAGTTGGCTGAAATCAAACTCAGGTGTGTTGTAGTCAATGTTGTTGACTATAAGGGTGTATTGAATAATGGGTTCTATAATAAAATGATAAGCGAGTGAAACACCACATGCCCAGCCAATAAAAGGCCTCCACCCTGAGACAAATACATTATTGTGTTTTGCTTCAACTTTATTAACTTCCAATTGTGCTTTATTAAGCGAAATAATTTCCTTCTCAAGTTCATGAGATAGTTTTGTTTTTAAATCTTTGTCAGCAACAAATTTATCTAAAATGTCACTGACTGGTTGGATTAGTTTATCTATCATAATTTAATAATCAAGGTGATAATGCCACTTAATAGTATTAATATCACTGCACCCAAACCGCCTTTAATAGACCAGTCAATTTTGTTAAGTTTAGCTTCAGTTTTACCATCTAAATCTTTAACTTGTTCTTCTATTTTTTTCAGTCTATTCCAATTTTGAGTCCATCTTTCACCGCATTGGATTTCGTGTTTTTCTAATTCAACTCCGATATCTTGTGCGGTGACTCTAGGCATTATTCTTCCTCTACAACCTCAGCTACATCTTCAACATTAACAGCTCTATCAAATGACTCAATACAAATGTTTTTATATTCATTTGTGATTACATAGTCATCATAGGCTTCTTGAAGTCTAGCTAATTTCTTACCAGCTACATTTAGCTTTGCAGCTATAGCCATTTGATCTTCATTTAGATCAGCAGCTCTGTATTCAACATCATTAAATGTAATGATTACTGGTTCTTGGTTTTCCATCTTATTTTCTTCGTTACTCATTAGTCTCTCCTATAAGTTTATTAAAATTAAATTAT